GGCGGGGTAAAGCTCCCCTGAGCAGATAACACTGAGGTTAGTAGCCTATTCCCCCCTCCGCCCTGGCGAACCATATTATAAGGGGGGCGTCGCACTCATGAGAAGGCACTTCCTCTCGCTGCAGTGCACGGCTGAAAGTAGACTGGACGAAGGCCCGGTCGCGCCAGATGCGTGCCGGTATCTTTTTGTGGTTTTTGTGGGGGACAGAGTATATGTAAAGAAGAGAATGATGTGAGTCCTAGATAGCGAGTGCCGACACAGCATCGGTCACCATACCTACGCCCGTTCCAATGGCTCCAATGGGGCCAGGGACGTACGAGGCGGCTCCCGCTATACTACGTATGATCTTCATAACGGTTTCCCAGAATTTGGCATTTTCCGCACAAACCACAGCGAGTGGAATTTGCTGCATGGTCCGGCGGTAGATGTCAAGCGCGACAGGATCGTGATTAGGCGATGTTCCTGCGTACTGGTAAAGGGGCGAGTTGGGACTCACCCTGTACTCCTGGCAGGCCCAGACCTTCAAAACGAAGGAGTTGGTGGCGGGGTTGCCATTGGAGATTTTAATGATGATAGCGTCGGTATCTCCCATCCCAAGGTATGGACCGTTCAACACTCCAAACATACTGGTGCCAGTCGCCTGGGCCGGTAGTTTGTTGTACCCCTCCACAATGTTGTTGAAGGGGAAGTCTGGCTGATTGTTGCCGGACACGGAATAAAATCCGTCAATAAAGGAGTGGGAATAGTTTTCCGTGGGAACGGAGTTAGCGGCTTCCATCCCCGTCACAACAACCTCGGTCGTGCTGAATGACACGACAGGGGTTGTCGCGAAGGTTAACGCTACGTTCTCCAGGGATTGCTTAAGCGGCGCCTTCCAAACCTGGACGCTACCGGCAAACTGCATCATGTTGGATGTTGGGTAGAGGCCTGCACAGAGACTTGCGTATCTGAAGGCATCAACATTAGCAGCTCGATCGGCAGCTCCTGAAGCCTGATCACCGAAGAGGCTTCCGGTGCCAAAAGAACCAGGGAATGGTTCGGCAGTCCATGATGTGGTGCTAGTTGGAGCGACACCAGTATTGGTTTGGGCGTACCAATAAGCAACCCCCGGAGTTGGAGCGATGATGTAATAATCATCACGAGCAGCAGTGCCATTGAGAGACTTCGTAAGAACGTCTTTCCGCGAAAGAGTCTTCCCATTGTATGTATCAGGGATGCCCTTGCCCGGGTCGACGTTGAAGTCGGGGGGGGCAAAGGCACACTTGAGGAAGGCCCTTCCGGGGTCTGACATTCCAACCGCTCTACGCATCTTACCACGCTTAGGAGATTTCGGCTTGCGTCTACGTCCCCCATTGGATCGTTGAGACCCATTCTGACCGTTCTTTATCTCGCTAGGACGCCCGTGTGACGAGGGCGCCTTCTTACCTTTTCTCACCATCTTGGATTCACAATCCACTCACCGGCCCGCATAGCAGGGCTCCAAAGTTTCAGCGCAGATGAAGTCTGAGCTGCTAGTCGGCGCCCTGCGCATCTGAGAGATAGACCTCTCAATGGCGATCTGCTCCTCCGGTGACACTCCCCATGTCTCGAAGTACGACATCCTAGTACTGAAGCTTGGCGTCGGCGAGTCTACTCGTCCATACTCGCGCGCCTTCATGCCGGGGTGATATTCGTAGCTCCAGGGTTTACCTTCCCCCAAAGCATACAGTTGTTTGCCCAGTGCCGCTGCGAGGGGTTGCCCCCACCCTACGGCCACTTCACCCAGGCCAAGTCCCCTAAGGTACCTACCCGCCAGCGCACGGCCCATGGTCCTGGTGGTCCACAATGGTCGCACAAGAACCCTTCTTGGGTCCCTCGACATGACCAGCGAACCATCGACCCACAGAGGTCGGCACTGACAGAAGTCCACTTGGGAGAGCTCACTCGTAGCCTCATACTTCATTTCCATTCCAAAGGAGAGGAAGTACTCCTTCACAGGCAACAACTTGCACACATCTGACTGATCAATCACGACCACGGAGTCGTCTCCATCGACGTAGACGGCGCCCTTGACACCCGAGTCATCCAGATAGGACCCCAGCATGCCCGCCATCAATATCGAATTCCCCAGCCCCGTGTTCATGTCCCCCGACATCCTCGTGCCGGGAGTTGTGTAAGTTGTTCCATTCTTGGTCCTGCCCCGGTTGACCAATTGCTGCTTCAGCAGCCATCGGAGTCTCTGGCGCGCTGAGCGTTTGGTAAGTCCTTTGTAGACCCTGTGTTCGATTTTCAGGAGCCCACTAGAGACGTGCGCGTCAAAGTTGCTAGCATCTAGGAGTAGGTAGTATGGATCAGCGAACTCGCTGGACTTAGCCAATAAGTCGGACCCACGCTGGTGGTGGTTCCTTCCCTTGGCAATCAGTCTGTGGCCG